CTGATGCTTACTGGGATAAACCTGATAAAGAATTACAATCTGCTAGTGATCTAGCAGCAGTAAAGAAAAGGTTTCCAACTTCACAGATAAAAGATTTTAGAAACAGTCATCACCTTACCCATGCTGCATTAGCATGGCATGACTCTGGGTTCAAGGATGCTGTTTGTATAGTGGTAGATGCTAACGGATCTAAAAATGATGTTGGTATAGAGATTGAGAGTGTCTATGAGTTTCCATCTTGTATACCATTATATAAAAAGTATTTTACTCAGGAAGACATAGGTATAGGTAAGAAGTTTGAACAGGCATGTCTATCTTATGGGTTTGATCAACAGGATGCTGGTAAGATCATGGGTCTGTCTGCCTATGGTAAAGGTGAAGCGTTTCTAGTACAAAAGGAATGGGAGAACAGAGCATGTGAATTAGTCAATAGGTATAGTAGTAGGAATATAATATTAGTTGGTGGATGTTTTCTCAACTGTGTGGTAAACTATAAACTACTGAAGAAATTTGGTAGAAATATATACGTTGAACCCATCGCACATGACGGTGGTACTGCAATTGGAGCTGCCTACCTTGCACATATGCTTTAGTGGATGTAGCATCACCTATGGTGATGAGTTAGATGACCTGAATGATAGATTTAGTAAGGTTGTTAGTGATAGATTAGGTATACCTGAGGTAAACCTAAGTCTTTGTGGTGTTAGTAATGATTATATTGTAAGGAGTATTATAGATTACTGTGATAATAATGTTGTTGATTCTGTTGTAGCACAGTTCACTATAGAAAGTCGCATGGAATACTTTGCACAGGATGGATCGCATCATAAATTCTCAGTGCAAAGACAAAAGAAAAATGTAGAGCATTATAATACTATGGGATGGTGGTATAAGTTTGTATATAATAAGAAACATGGGTGGGAGAATCTTTCTAAGAATATATGTCTGCTGGAATACTATTGTAAGTCTAAAGATATAGATTTTATTCCCTTGTGGTCTGACTATATGGGAACTATTGACAGTGTATATTGGAAACCAAATGTAAAAGTTACTAGATTACACTGGGATATTTTGGGTAATGATTACAAAGCACCTAAAGGTCATCCGAATAAGGAAGGACATGCTAAAATTGCTGACTGGTTGATGGATAATATATAATATGTTATAATCACAGCAAGACTTAGTAAGTTTATGCCAACGTATCCTGTAAAAAATCTGAAGTCAGGGGAGACTCAAGAACTCTCAATGACTATGAAAGAGTATGATGAATGGAGAAAAGATAATCCCGACTGGGATAAAGATTGGTCTAAAGGATCGGGGGGAGTAGTTAGTGGTACTGGAGATGTATATTCTAGGACTGATGGAGGATGGAATGAGGTACTCACTAGAGTATCTAAAGTACCAGGTTCCACAGTAAAACCACAGAAAACTACACACTTCTAAGTATGCCAGCACGTAAAAAGAAGATGGCAACCAGTGTTGGTGCTGGTATGTCTACCAAACAAATGAAGAGGAAGAAACCATATAATTCTGACATGATGGTTGATGTGCAACCAATCACAGACAACCAGAAAATAGCATTTGATTTTTATAACGAGGGTAAAAATTTATTCTTGTATGGTGCAGCAGGTACAGGTAAGACATTCATTACACTATACCTAGCACTCAAGGAAGTACTAAGTCCTATGACACCTTACACTAGGGTTGTTGTAGTAAGATCATTAGTATCTACAAGAGAGATAGGTTTCTTACCTGGTGACCATGAAGATAAGTCTATGCTGTACCAAATTCCTTATAAGAATATGGTCAAGTATATGTTTGAGTTACCTACAGATGCTGAGTTTGAAATGTTATGGGGCAACCTAAAGACACAGGAGTCAGTCAAGTTCTGGAGTACATCTTTTATCCGTGGTACTACATTAGATGATGCTATCATCTTAGTAGATGAGTCACAAAACTTGAATTTTCATGAGTTAGATAGTATAATAACAAGAGTTGGTGAGAACTCTAAGATAATGTTCTGTGGTGATGCAGCACAAACTGATCTTGTCAAAACAAATGAGAAGAATGGTATCTTAGATTTCCAAAAGATCATCACACTTATGCCTGAGTTTGATCAAGTTGAATTCAATGTCAATGACATTGTAAGATCTGGTTTGGTCAGGAGTTATATCACAAGTAAAATTGAATTAGGTATGTAATGTTTACTCATGTAGAATGTGATCTCCCTTCTCTGAGCAGGGAGACTGTGGATGGTGTACGACTCTATAATGTTGAAGGAAAGAAACTAGTTTCTATTACTTCTGTCACCTCTCATTTTAATAAACAAGTCTTTGTTGAGTGGAGGAAAAGAGTTGGTGATGATGAAGCAAACAGAATCACTAAGAGATCTACTACTCGTGGTACTAAAGTACACACCTTGATAGAGAATCATCTGTTGAATAAAGAGGTGGATCCTGACACACCTGGTTCTAAGATGTTGTTTCAACAGGCTAAGAAATCTTTAGCAAATATAAATAATATATACGCTCTCGAAAAAAGTCTTTATTCCACTGAGTTGGGGGTGGCAGGTACAGTAGATTGTATCGCAGAATATAATGGTGAGTTATCAATAATAGATTTCAAAACTGCAGCAAAACCTAAACCAAGAGACTGGATTGAGAACTACTTTGTACAGGCAGCAGCCTATGCATGTATGTTCTATGAAAGGACGGGTATCCCTGTTAAAAAACTTGTCATTCTTATGACATGTGAGAATGGAGAGGTGCAAGTTTACGAAGAGTATGATAAAATGAAGTATATGAAACTACTTGTAAAGTACATTCAAAAATTTGTAGAGGACAAACTTAATGGCAACCAAGACCAAAACTAAAACTGAAATGAGAGCAGTGCTCAAGAAGAACTTCCTATGTCAGGACAAGTTCTCTAATGATATTGAGATGTTAGTCAAAGATAATAATGGTATGAATTATATCGAGGCTATCTGTCACTACTGTGAGCAGAATAGTATTGAGATTGAAAGTGTATCTAAACTTATATCCAAACCAATAAAAGAAAAGTTAAAGTGTAATGCTATTGACCTAAATTATTTGAAGAGGACATCTAAAGCGAAATTTCTTATCTAATGTATGAAGATTGGATTGCATCTAGGGTAAACAGTGCTGACTATCTGAAGACAAGTTTGAAGGAACTGAAGTTGGCAAAGAAGGTCAACCAGTTGCAACCAGATAGGTTGAAGGAAATTTACCGTAAGGCTTCTGCTGTAAGAAGACTTAGAGGATTTTGGATAACAAATTTCAAACAGACAACTGATGAAGAAGTTGCTGAACTAGAACGTGAGAGACCTACTACTAGGTTACTGAGTATACATGTCATCAATGGATGTAACCTTGCATGTAGAGCATGTAATCACAACAGTAGTCTGTTAGGTATTGATAGTAGAGTAGATATAGATCAACTGTTACAAGATATAGAAGTTATATTACCAAAGATATATGTGTGGAGTCACATTAGTGTGATAGGTGGTGAACCATTGCTGGAACCACGCACTAGAGAAGTGACAAAAAGAATATGGGAGTTGTGTCAGGAAACTAATCAACCATGTAATGTCAAGTTGTTTAGTAATGGATCAAGACTCAAGCAAGAGAAAGAATGGATAGTTGATGAGATGTTGAAGGGTGTAGTGTTTAGATTGACATTCCATAAACCTTGGTATACAATAGAGGGATCCAAAAACTATGAGAATGCCTATGATTTCATGGAGTACGCCAAGAGCAGAGGGTTAGATGTAAATGGTGGCACGTTTGAACTGAGTGAAGCATTCAGATATGATGACGGGTCACCTAGACAATGGTTTGATCTAGTCAAGTATGATTACAGTGATGGCATCAAGTATTATCCATACGAGGATGGCAACCCTGTAGAAAGTTTCAAGCATTGTAGTTGCCCTAACTCACAGTTATACAACGGTCATCTATGGAAGTGTCCTATGATATCCTATCTTAGGGAGTCGTTAGCAGTGACAGGACAGTTAGAAGATCCAGAGTGGCAAAAGTATTTGGATTACAAACCTACTAGCATCACTGGTACAGAGAAAGAACTAAGAAAATCATTCAAAGAAGTTCTAGTTCCACATGACATCTGTAACATGTGTTCTGCTAATCCTAAATGGTTCACTGCAACTGAACAATTAGATCCTAAGAAAAAGAAAAATGTTGAGATGTTCCAACCGCAGACCTATGACACCGTTTGATACCTATAAACAATATCTTGCATTCAAAAATCATTTTACAAAAGAAAAGTATGACTACCATAAGTATGGTGGTGCGTCTAGAGCAAAGGTAGAGTCATTCTATAAGAGAAAGGATAGGTATTTCTTTGAGAAGACATCGAGAAAGTATAAAGATGAGGAGGTATGTGATTTCTTTCTTGCTAACTTTGTGGCAACAGATAATCCTCAAGGTGTATGGATAGGAAACATTATCAAGACAGGTGAGGTAGTATATAAAGATTGGATGAAGAGACAGCAGAGTTTATTCTATAACTTCAAGCAAGACTCAGAAGATATGATGGATCAATATGATTATGATGAGTTCTTTGATGCATCTAAAGGTCACCCACCTATACTCAGGGAACATTTAGCAGGTAGGATAAGTGTAGAACAGATGTGTATCTATGAGAAACTATTTTCTTACTGTAAAGACTATGATAAACAGTTGAATGATCCTGTATGGAAAACCGTAGGTCTAAAGATTAAGAAGTACTTACCCTTTCTAAATATTGACAAAGACAAATACCGTAATCATCTATTGAAGAGGGTAAAGGAAAGGTATGGGTAAGTTTTTTCAATCAGAGAAAGTAAAGACTGAGATGGAAGACATCTATGAGATGCAGAAGGAACTCATGGATGTAATAATGAAGTTCCCTTACATGAGTGATGAGGCTAAGGTTATTCATATAGATACCGTCAAAGAGTTGCTAGAAAAGCAACAGATCATGTGGACTAGAGTTTCATTATCAGATGATCCAGAAGCAATCAAGATGAAAGAAAATATAAGAGCAGGTTCTAAAGAGATGGGGTTTGGTGATGCAGATATCAATATGATCTTTGCGAACATGAGGAACACATTGGATGCGGTACAACAAAGTCTCCGTCGTTAAATGGA